ACACCTCCATCCGCACCATGCACAACGCTGGGTGGATGGAAACCGGCAAGGAGTACATTTGGACGACTGAAAACAGATCACGAAAGGCTCTCGAATTTCGCCCTCAACGCCTCTGTGGTGTGAGTGAGAAGAGGAGAGATTGACGTGGCCGGAAAAGATAATCTCAAGCCTGTCCGAACCAAGGAGGAAGCAAGAGAAAGAGGAAAAAATGGCGGCGTCAAATCCGGGGAGGCCCGGAGGCGAAAAAGGGACATGAAATCCGCCGCCGCTTTGCTCCTCGATATGGATGCATGGGGGCCAAACATGAAGGCCCAGATGCAGCAGATGGGCATAGAGGAAAACGAAATGACCAATCAGATGGCCGTCCTCGTCTCGATGCTCTCTGAAGCACAGCACGGTAATGTACGTGCAGCTGAATTCTTACGTGACACAGCTGGGCGAAACAATGATCGCAACCGTGACTATGCACTCCGTAAGAAGGCTGAGGCTCGCGCTGGAGACGAGTTCGAGTACAGGAAGCAGAAAGAGGCTGGTATTGAGTATGAGATTGAAGACCTCAGTGAGATAGAGGAAAAGATTTATGGCGACGAAAAGCAAGTACGCGAAGCAGAAGATCAGTCTCCAGAACCTTCCGCGCCGGCAGACGATTCCGTTTAATTTCGGCGATAAGCACATCGAGTACATCCGAAAGTGCAGGTATTGCACGTTCAACATCTTGGAAGGCGCCGTCCGTTCAGGCAAGACCGTAGATAACATCTTCGCATTTGCCCATGAGTTGATGACCACGCCTGACAGAATACACCTTGCTACCGGCTCCACAATGGGCAACGCAAAGCTGAACATCGGAGACGCCAACGGTTTTGGCCTCGAATGGATCTTCCGGGGGCAGTGCAGATGGACGCTGTATCACAATCTCGATGCGCTCGTCATAAAAGGACCGTTGACCAACTTCCAGACGAAGGTAGTCATTTTTGCCGGTGCCGGAAATCGGTTCGCCTACCAAAAGATTCGTGGCAACTCCTACGGGATGTGGATCGCGACAGAGATCAACCTCCATCACGATAATTCCATCAAGGAAGCGTTCAACCGTCAGCTCGCGGCTGTCAACCGAAAAGTCTTCTGGGACCTTAACCCGTCTCACCCGCATGCTCCGATCTATGAGGACTACATCGATAAGTATCGGAAATTGGATGAAGAAGGGAAGCTCCTTGGCGGCTGCAACTACGAGCACATGACGATCTTCGACAACATCAACATCTCCAAACAGAGACTTGATGAAATCGTCAGCCAGTACGATCCCAACAGCGTGTGGTACGTCCGAGACATCCTCGGAAAGCGCAGCGTTGCGGAGGGCTTGATCTACTCCAAATTTGCCTCAGTCACTCAGTCAGGCGATAACTACCTGCTCATGACAAAAGATGAGGTGCTTCGGCTCAGGGATCACGGAATGATTATGAAGATCAATATCGGCGTGGACTTCGGAGGAAACGGCTCCGGCCACGCCTTTGTTGCGTCTGCAATCACGCTCGGATATGATAAGCTCATCATCCTGCGGTCAGAACTCCATAAGGATCAGGACATCGACCCTGAAAAGCTCGGTAATCTGTTTGTGGCTTTCGTGAAAAAGGTTCTGCAAGACTACAGGGCCGTCACGAATATTTGGTGTGACTCGGCAGAGCCCGTCCTCATCCGAGGTCTAAAGAAATCTCTCATCCAAGCTGGCCTCGGCAATATCCAAATCGGGAACGCAAAGAAGGTTCGGATTAACAACCGAATCTACACGGCTACGACGCTGTGCGCCATGAACAGGCTTTACTACACGGCTGAGGCGGAAACTGTGGCGGAAGCCATGAGAACGGCCGTGTGGGACAGCAAGAAGATAGACCTTACTCGTCTGGATGACGGCACATCAGACATCGACTCTCTGGACGGCTTTGAATACAGCTTTGAGAGGGACATACGCTACCTCGTAGATAAGCTCCCTGAAGGTGATGACGAATGAATCTCTTTGAAACTCTCAGAAAGGCGGTGCGGAATTTGTTCCACCATACCAAGTTAGAAGCCGCGCTCGGCGTCCAAATCTCCGTCTCCACGAAGATGGAGGAATCAATCGACCTTTGGGCAAAAATGTTTCAGGATGAACCTCCGTGGAAGGATGAAAGTGCAGGTCAGGAAACGCTCGGCCTGCCAAACTCCATTGCTTCTGAGATTGCAAGGCTGACGACCGTCGAGATGGTCTCTGAAGTAACAGGCAGCCCCAGAGCCAAATTCATCAATGAGCAGTACAAAAAGGTCATCGCAAAGGCGAGGAACTATACGGAGTTTGCCGCCGGCATGGGCGGCATCGCCATGAAGCCCTACGTTTCCGGCACGAAGATACCTGTCTCCATCGTGTACGCCGAAGATTTCTATCCGACTGCCTTTGATTCTGACGGCGACATCCGAGGTGCCTGCTTTATCGACTATGCCTATGATAAGAAGTACAGGTACACCCGCGTCGAGGAGCACGGCTTCGAGGACGACGGCACGTACTTCGTCCGAAACAAATGCTTTCGGCAACAGATCAACGATATTACAGTCGGTGACGATAAGCTCGGCGATGAAGTGCCACTCACTGAAGTGCCCGATTGGGCAGGCGTGTCCGAGTACGTCCCCATTGGGAACATCGAAAAGCCGCTATTTGCTTACTTTAAGATGCCATTTGCCAACAATGTCGAGCCAAAATCTCCGCTCGGTGTCGCTGCGTATTCGAGAGCTGTCAACCTCATCAAGAAGGCTGATCGCCTATGGTCCGAAATCCTGTGGGAGTACGATGGAGGCGAGCTTGCTGTCAATGCTTCTTCCAACCTGTTCCAGAAGGACATCACCGGTAATCCGATCATCCCAGAAGGACGCAAGAGGATGTTCAAGGATACCTTTAACTTTGATGGTGAGGACTTTCTCGAAACGTATAACCCGCAGTTCCGTGACAGCTCACTATTCAATGGCCTGAATAAGACCGAGCAGAGGATCGAGTTCCAGTGCGGCCTTGCTTACGGCACAATCTCTGATCCGAACATGGTCGATAAGACGGCCACGGAGATCAACGCGGCAAAGCAGAGGTCCTATTCCACAATCCACGACACGCAGGCGGCCCTTGAAAAAGCCCTGCGTGATCTTGTTTATGCCATCGATGTCATCGCCACTCTGTACAACCTCGCGCCGGCCGGCAGCTATGAGGTTACGTTCCAGTGGGATGACAGTATCATCGTTGACGCAGAGCAGGAACGTCTACGCGACCGCGAGGAGGTCAGAGACGGCCTCATGCAGAAGTGGGAGTACCGTGTGAAGTGGTACGGCGATACCGAGGAAACCGCAAAGCGGATGGTTCAGGATGCGCAGGATCAAGGCATGAGTGACGACGACATCCTCGGTTTCCTGAATGAGCCTGATGTAAGTGATGGCAGTAACGGAGCGAACCAAGTGAAAGAGGGCTGACCGATATGCTTACTCCTGTCTACCTTGCAAGCATCTCCGCCCCTGTGGTCGATGTGTACGCTCAGGTTGAGCAGGAGATAGCGAACGACATCGTAGAGCGCACCATCCGAATTGGGTATGTGTCCTCGTACTCTTCGTGGCAGGCTCAGAAAGCCCGTGAGTTTGGGATGTTCCAACAGGGTGTGAACAGTATACTCGTCAAAGCCGGCGTGACAGCGGGGGATGAAGTCAAGCTCCTGCTCGTGCAGGCTGCGAAAACTTCTCTCGCGTTCGACGATGCAATATATAGATCCGCTGGCCTCACGCCTACGGCTATTGCTCAGTCACCGTCTTTGCAGGCTCTCGTGCTTCAGGGGACGGACAGTACACTCCAGTTACTATCCAACTTCACACATACGACCTCAATCGAATCCTACGCAGCTTTCCAGTCGATTTTAGATCGGACCTATATCAAAATACTTACTGGGGCATACACGCCTCAAAACGCAATACACGCGGCAATAAAAGAACTTGCCCAAAACGGCATAGAGAAGGTGGCTTACAATGGCTCCAGCGGTATCAGGTACGACAACGCCGAGGTAGCTGTTCGCAGAGCAATCACAACTGGGATCAATCAGTCCGTATCCAAACTACAGCTCGCACGAGCAGAGGATATGGGCTGCGAGCTTGTCGAGGTAACGTCACACTCAACGGCAAGACCATCACACGCCGAGTGGCAAGGGCAGGTATACAGCCTCGTTCTTACCAGACACGATTACCCTGACTTCTATGACAGCACCGGCTATGGCACCGGCGGCGGGCTCTGCGGATGGAACTGCTACCATAGTTTTTACCCGTTCTTCGATGGCCTGTCGCTGAGAGCAGCTTCTCCTAACCCTGCTGCTGATATGGGCAAAGATGGGGGAGAGGAGTATGAGCTTCAGCAAAAGCAACGGTATTACGAGCGACAGATCCGAGCAGCCAAGCGCGAGGTCACGACCTTTAATAAGGCCATTGAGAGCTCGAATGACGAAATGCTCAAATCCATGTTCAAAGATGACTTCCAGAGAGCCTCTGTAAAGCTGAAGCGCAGAGAGAAAGCACTCAGAGTGTTCCTTGAGCGTAGCGGTAGATCACGTGACTGGTATCGTGAACAGATCGGTGGCTGGAATCGAAGCGTCAGCGCAAAAGCAGCATGGGCCAACAGACGAGCTCGGAAATAGGAGGCAAGCATTGAAAGTAACTATCCTCGGATCAGACTATACGATCACAAAGAAAAAGTATGATGATGACGACGCGTTCAAGAAAAAAAGCTGGGTAGGCTACTGCGAAAACTACACTCGCAACATTGTCATCGGAGACCTTGCAACATTTGAAGGCTGGGAGGATTGTTCTCCAGAAATGATCGCTGCGGCCGAGAGACAATGCCTCCGGCATGAGATCGTTCACGCCTTCTTCAATGAGAGCGGTCTTCAGGAGAGCGGACTCGTGTATGAAAGATCGTGGGCTGTCAATGAGGAGTGCGTAGACTGGATCGCCAACCAAGGCCAGAAGATCTATGCAGCGTGGAAAGAGGCTGGATGCCTCGATAGTTGATGATTTAAGCAGGTCCGAAAGGAGCTGCTTTTTTCATACCATTTGCCCTGTGGCACGGCATATAAACTGCCTCATTTCTCTTGCCGGGAGAGATATAAACCCGGATAGCAGATGTCGGAGTGAACCGACGATTAAAAAAATCAGCGAAAAGGAGAACCATTATGTACGAATTTCTCAAAGCGATCTTCGGAACAAACGAAGATGGGACACCGAAGGCCATGACCTTCGACCAGTTCACGGCTGCGCTCGGCGAAGCCAAGGACGTCACCCTCATCAACCTGAAAGATGGCGGCTATGTGTCGAAGGACAAGTTCGATGCGAAGGACACCGAACTCAAAGGAGTCCAGAAGCAGCTCACAGATGCCAATGCGACCATTCAGTCCTATAAGGACATGGACATCGACGGCATCAAACAGTCGGTTACAAATTGGGAGACCAAGTACAATACCGACACCAAGCAGCTCAAGGATCAGCTCGCGGCTCAGGAAATGGAGTTTGCTGCAAAGACCTATCTCGGCGGCTTCAAGTATGCAAACGATCTCGTGAGAGATCAGATTTACACCAAATTCATGGAGAAAAAGTTTGCGCGTGAGGGCGAGAAGTTCCTTGGCGCTGACGACTTCATGGCTGAGATGAAGAAGGCGTACCCGACAGCTTTTGTCGATGATACGCCTCCCGCCGATCCTCCTGCGCCTACTGATCCTCCTGCCCCGGCAAATCCCCCTGCCGGAGCCCCGTACTTTGCTCCTAAGACGCCTCCTGCCGGAGGGCAGAAGAAGCGCACCCTGTCCGAGCTTATGAAGTACGCGAATGAGCATCCGGGGGCAAAGATTACTTACGACTAATGAAAAGGAGAATGTATCATGCCCGGAATTTTCGACAGCAAACTGTTTAACGCTGATGTGTTTCAGGGATACGTTGACCGTATCCCGAACCTGAAGCTCAACCGACTCGTTCAGAGCCGCGCTATTCGTATGCGCCCCGATCTGGCCGCTGCCATGCGTGACCAGACTGGCGGCAACTACATCACCACCACCATGCGTGGTCTCATCGGTGGCACTCCGCAGAACTACGACGGCAAGACCAACATCACTGGCAATAAGACCAAGACCTTCAAGCACAGCCGCGTCGTTGTTGGTCGTGCCAACGCTTGGACCGAGATGGACTTCAGCTTCGACATCACCGGCGGCGAAGACTTCCTCGAAAACGTCGCCCAGCAGATCGCTGATTACTGGAACGGTGTCGATCAGGACACCATCGTTCACGTCCTGAACGGCATCTTCAACATGACCGGTGCACAGAATCTCAAGTTCGTCGACAACCACACCTACGATGTGTGCGATGTTGAGAATGCAAACGGTAAGGTCGGCTACGTCGATCAGACTACCTTCAACACCGCCATGCAGCATGCCTGCGGTGCCAACAAGAGCGCATTCACCCTCATGTGTATGCACTCCGTTGTGGCGACCAACCTCGAAAACCTGAAGCTGCTCGCGTACCTGAAGTACAACGATGCCAATGGCATGGAGCGCGAACTCGGTCTCGGCACCATGAACGGCCGCCTCGTCCTGATCGACGACGACATGCCCGCTGAGGAAGTCGAAGCGGCTGGCGACGTCCCTGCATACGTCAAGTACACTACCTATCTGCTTGGCGACGGCGCCATCGAGATGACCGACTGCGGCGCAAAGGTGCCCTACGAGGTTCAGCGTGACGCTAAGACCAACGGCGGCGAGGATACCCTGTACTCCCGCCAGCGCAAGTGTTTCGCTCCCTTCGGCATCAGCTTCACCAACAAGAGCATGGCCTCTCTGTCTCCCACCAACGAAGAGCTGGAGCTCGGCACAAACTGGGAGCTGGTCAACTCTCAGGAGGAAAGCGGTAAGGAGCACATCGACCATCGTTCCATCCCCATCGCTCGCGTTATCTCTCGCGGCTGATCTAACGAGAGGGGGCGGATCTCCGGCTCCTCTCTATCTGGAAGGAAGGTGATCCTGTGGCATACGCATCCTACACCTACTACTGTGATGAGTACTGCGGCACAAAGATCACGGACGAGAATGAGTTCAAACCGTACGCACGTAGAGCCTCCGCCTTCGTCAATCAAGCCACATACGGCCGTCTTACAAGCATGGCAAGCGACGCGATCCCCGATGAGGTGAGCGAAGCGACATGCGCTCTGATCGACAAAATGTTCGATCTGGATAACGCGGACGGCAGGATACTCGCCTCGGAGAGCAACGACGGTTACTCCGTCAGCTTCAGGGACACCGGGGACGATCAAAAGCAGCGGAAGGAGTTCTACGCTACCGTCCGCATGTATCTTGACAATACTGGCCTGCTGTACCGAGGAGTGTCGTTGCAATATGATCTGTGCCAAGCATGACATCATCATCCTCAACAAGAGGTTTGATAAAGAAAGCCGGAGTGAAGTGTACGTCCCGACACAGATCTCCGGCGTCGCTGTCTATGATAAGCGGTTCTCCAGCAAAAGCGGGAGCTACCACGGGGAGGATGAGAGCTATATCATCCGAATCCCCGAAAAAGCAGCCGTTCAAGGCGGGCGTTCTTTCGTCCCGTGCGCAAACTATGATTCCCTCGCCTCCGAGGAAGTCGGCAACTACTGGACGATCCACGACGATGATCTCCTGATCGTTTGCGCCACAAATCTCGTTGCGGTTGACACGCTGATTATCGAAATGGACGGAGACACCATCACCTATGCCCAAGCAGAGGCCGCAGGAGCGACGTACGGGTATCAGAAAACGCTCGTGCATGTTTCCGGGTACGCAGACAACACCCGGAGAGGAAGCAGCGTCACGAGGCACTGGAGGATCGAAGGAGCGTAATATGAAAATCCCTCAACCGCCAAACAGCAAAGGGCTGGAATGGTCTCCGACCTTCGCTATGCGATGGACGGCCAAGTTCTCTGCTGCACAAAAATTTGTGGACAGCGAAGTGCTGCGATACTCAGATCCACTCACGCCAAGGAAGACCGGCTACCTGATTAACTCTGGAAAGCTCGGAACGATTATCGGGAGCGGCGTCGTGAAATACATCGCCCGATATGCGGCCATGCAGTATTACGACACGGCTGAGAGCAGAGCCTACGATGCCAACAGAGGCGCACGATGGTTCGAACGTATGAAGGCAGCCTACAAAAAGGCAATCCTTGATGGCGTGAAAAAACTCACCCGATAACGGAGGTATGCATGGCAGCGACGTCTATTATCTCAGCCCTTGAAGAATACTTTAGGGACTGCGAACTTCTCGCCGACGGTGCTTTCCGGGTCGACTACCTCGGCATTGCGCCGGTGGAATACTCCATCGATGTCATGCCTGTCGATCCCATCGTCAAAAGGTACACCGACGGCAGTTCTGTCAGGCAGTATCTATTTGCCTTCAGCTCCCGCGAGTTCTACTCACCGGATCGGCTTCAGAACATCGAAAACAGCGCGTTCTATGAGCGCCTGTCTGATTGGTGCGAGGCAAAAAGCAAGGCGAAAGAGCTACCTGTTCTTCCGTCCGGCGCGGAGGCCGAAAAACTCCAAGTGGTCTCGTCTGGGTATCTGTTCGATGCCAAGATGAAGAACGCGAGATACCAAATCCAACTCAGACTTATCTATTTCAAGGAGGCTTTCTGAAATGTCTAATGAAAGAGCAGTGATCCAGCGGCATCAGTTTGCTGACTACCTGAACACCGGCACTCCCGATACTCCCGACTTCAAGCTGATGGGCGTCGGTTTCACCAGCCTGAACGAGTCTCCCGGTGCCCAGACCAACAGCAAGAAGTATATCAACGAGAAGACCAGCACGTCTTCCGTCACCTCCTACGAGACGCAGTTCCCGTTTGAGAGCGATCTGATCCCTGAGCAGGAAGCAATCATCGCCCTGTACAACGTCGGCCGCGACCACAAGACCGGCAGTGATGCTGAGTTCGAGTATGTCCGTGTTGAGCTGTGGAATCCCGGCACTGGCGAAAATGTGTACAAGGCTCGCAAGTTTATCGTCTCCGCTGAGATCTCTGACATCAGCGGAGAAGACGATCAGGTCGTTTCCGGCAACCTGAACGCCGTCGGCGATCCTGTCGACGGTACGTTCAACACCTCCACAAAGACCTTCACTCCCACGACTGGCACTGGTGGAGAATAATCCATTGGGCCTGAAAACAGGCCCTGTCTTTTTCGCATCTACGACAAAAATCTAAGGAGGATAGCACAATGAGTAAGATCATCGTTCTTGGAGTAGAGCTCGAATACGATTTCTTCGACGCCGATGAGCTGGAAAAATACCAGCAGGAAAACCAGATGGTAGTTAACGAGATCAACGCGATAGACTTCACAAAAATGTCACCCCCCGACGGCATGCGGGAGCAGTGCAAGATCGTAAATACGTTCTTCGACAACATGTTTGGACACGGTACAGCTGAGCGCCTGTTCCACGGCAAGAGCAATATCAAGGATCATCTGGAAGCATTCGCCGCCGTCACGAACGCAGGCCTTTCCTCTAATGCCGAGCTTCGCAGCATAAGTGATCGGTATAATCCTAATAGAGCCCAGCGGCGTTTTGAGCAGAAGAACGCCAACCGCAAGAACGGCAATAAGCATGGAAGCGGCCACCACGGATGAACGCTCCGAACATTCTCATAGATGTGCTGCCCGAAACTGTATGGATCGACGGCGAAGAATATGAGATTGAATCAAACTTCCGAACATCGATCCTTTTTGAGTTGCTGATGCAGGATGACCGAGTATCGGACAAGGACAAAACGATCAAGGCCTTGCGCCTGTACTTCCCGGAAATCCCGCACAACATTGATGGTGCCGTGGAAATGATACTCTGGTTTTACGGTTGCGGAAAGAATAAGGACACTTCGCAGAAGAAGGTCCGAAGCAAGCGAAGCCACGAGCAGATCTACTCGTTCGAGTATGATGACGACTACATCTTCTCCGCATTTATTAACCAGTATGGTATTGACCTCCAAAAAATCAAATATATGCATTGGTGGAAATTCAGGGCTATGTTCAACAGCCTCACGGAAGATAACCAGTTTGTCAAGATAATGCAGTATCGGAGCATGGACATCTCCGCTGACCTGCCGAAAGAGCAGGCTAAGTTCTATAAGCGGATGAAGCGAATCTATGCGCTGCCCAAATCCCAGAGCGAGGCGCAGAAGAATGATGCGATTGAGCATGCTCTTATGAACGGCGGCGATCTCACTGGCCTGATATAATGCGGAGGAAGTATGGCCGATAAAAAAAACAAAGAATACCCGCACAAGGTGGAATGTCCATACTGCGGGTATGTGATGCCAATCTTCTATGATAAGACGGCACATAGCGACGGCCTGACTGTGACCTGTAAAGGACGCAAGTGTCACGCCGTCTTCACGATTAAGATTATTTCTGGAGAACAGGTCAAGTAGAGCCATTATGAGCCGATGATCCGATCCCATACTGAGAGGTGAGATCGTTGGCATTTGATGGCACCCTAAATTTCGACACCGCAATAGACACTAAGGGATTTACCTCGGCCATTGGAAAGCTCGGTGTAACTGTAGGCAAATCCCTTCTTGCTGCCGGTGCAGCAATCGTCGGCCTCGGAACGGTAGCGGTAAAAACCGGCGCGGACTTCGATTCTGCAATGGCAAATGTACAGGCCATCTCTGGCGCAAGCGCTAAGGAGTTCGATCAGCTTCGAGAGAAGGCCCTCGAAATGGCCGCAGGCACAAAGTTCAGCACGACCGAAGCCGCAGACGCCCTATCTTATATGGGTATGGCCGGTTGGAAGACCAAGCAAATGATTGAAGGTCTCCCCGGTATTATGAATCTGGCGGCAGCGTCAGGCGAAGACCTTGCCACCACGTCCGATATCGTAACCGATGCTCTCACGGCCTTGAATATGACAGCCGGAGAGTCCGGGCATTTTGCGGACATTCTCGCAGCGGCTTCCTCCAACTCCAACACCAATGTGGCGCTCATGGGCGAGACCTTCAA